TACTGGCGCTATGCTTCATTCCATACATCGCAAAAAAATCAAGAATGGTGTAAAATTATTCTTTCCAAACACCAACGAATCAAAGAAGGCATTTCATAACCACAAGACATTGAAACGACCTTTCTTTGGAATAGATAAATCTCAAATTGAGAATATCAAAACACGACTTGGCAAGGCTATTGTCAAAGTCAGGTAAAGATGATAGAATTTTAACTAAAGGAGAAATCCAATGGCTGACGAGCAAAAAACGGCAGAGGTCGAAACACCTAAGACGCAAGAAAATGAGGTGGTCTTAACACAATCTAAATTAGACGCTTTGATTGACAAAGGATTCAGTAAAGGTGCTAAACGTGCTGAAACCGAAGTCGCAAAGAGTCTTGGAGTAGATGACTTAGAACAAGCGAGAGCGTTAATTGCAGCGAAACGCGAATCAGACGAGGCACAAAAGTCCGACTTGGACAAAGCCAACGAACTGAACGGTACGCTGAATAATACGATTGAAGGCTTGGAGGGCAAACTTAAATCAATGGAGGTCGATATGGCTATTCAGAGAACGGTTGCTCAGAACGGGATAAATGACGCTGATTACTTCAAGCACTTGTTACAACAGGCTGCTGGAAGTGAGGACTTTGAAGAGGGTTCTTTTATCGAGTCATTAAAGACCGAAAAACCTTATCTTTTTAACGGGGGGCAGGTACAGGCAAAGAGGGTGGATTCTTCTCCAAACAAGGCACAATTAGATGTGTCTGAACGTGTCAAGAATGCAACAACTATGGCTGAACTCTATGCGCTCCAAAATGAAATAACTTAGGAGTTATACATGGCTGTAAATACTAAAGCCTTACTATCAGATAGCGTTGTTGACTTGATGAATCAAGCCGTCATCGTATCGGGAGAGGCACAAAACAAGGTAGATGCTTACGCAACTATCAGACAAGATGATATGGCATCATCTATTTCTTTCACAGTATTCTCTCGTATGAGTGCTGCGACTACACCGTTGACTGATGGCACAGAGGCATCTTCAACAACAATGACAGATACTAAAGTCACTTTAACAATGGCTGAATATGGTGCTGTTATTACTTCAACTTCACTAGCAAACATCGCAACTGCTGGCAAGGCTGATTTAGCCTCTGCTGAGTTGGTTGGTGTTAACCTTGGTGAAACTACTGACAAACTTGGTCTTGCTGTATTGGAAGCTGGTACTAATACTATCGCTGCTGATTCTTCAGGCACTTTGGCTAAAGCCGACCTTAGAGAAGCATATACTGCGCTTTCTAACGCTGGTATCGCTAAGTTTGATGACGGTCGTTATGTTGCTTTTGTTAACCCATCTCAGGTGTCTGACATTAAAGATGAGTTTATCACAATCGCTCAGAACACAAACCTTGCTGCTGCCACATCTGGCGTTGTAGGTACATTGGAAGGCTTCACTATCGTTGAAGATGCTAATGTAACTGCTGGTACTGTTCCAGTGTTTGGTCGCAATGCACTAGGTAAGGCTGTTGCTTCTTCTCCAGCACTTCGTGTTGTTGAAGGTTCTGACAACCTTGGTCGTACAGTGAACGTGGGTTGGTATGGCGTACTGAAGTACGGCGTTATCGATGAAAACGCTCTAAGAGTAATCACAAGCGCGTAATTGTAATGGGAAAGGCAGTTGCTAAAAAGGCAGTCGCTAAAAAGGCTACTGCCAGACCCAAGCTGAAGGCTTTGCGAGATGGCTCACATGGCATTGACGGTCAAGTCTATACTTACCAAAAGGGTGATATTATTACCCTTTCAAAAAAGGCACATCTGAAAAGTATGAAGGATTTGCCGTGTTTAGAGGAGATTTAAGATGGCTTCGTGGACATTAAAAAATGCTGACATCATACAAGCATTACCAATTCTAGCTGACCATTACGAGAAGGCAGATAGTGGCTCAACAACAACACTTGTATGCGGTCGTTTAACAGACCTAGTACAAGCAGAGATTGAGGGTGCTACTATTGCCTTTATCGCTGGTGCTAATGCTGGAAATGATGCAACAATAACTTCATATACAGATACTACTGGCACATTTGGATTTGATGCGGTAACAACCGCAATTGATAGTTCAACTGGGTTTGGTGTTCTGTACTTGGATTACACAGGTTACATTAATCGTGCGTTTGATATTATCAAGAATGAAATGCGTAATCGTGGCTTAGATATTGATTTGTTTTTAACGGTTAGCCAGGTGAAAGAACTTCATTTGACTAAGACGTTGCAATTAATATGTATGTCTAAAAGACAAGACGCTGACACTGATGATATTTTTCACGAGTCATATATGGTTTTCAAGGAACTTTACGAAAGTGAGTTAACTACCTTGAAGGCTGACTATGATTTAGACGAAGATGGAACTATTGAGGAATCTGAGGAGAAGTTATCTAACCAAGTGGTATTGCAAAAATGAAGTCGCTGCTTAAAAGTAAAGGCTACAAGTTTACTAAGAATGACACGCTGAACAATCGTGAATTTCGTGAATCAACTAAATCGTTCGAGATTAGCGAAGAATATTCTTCATTAGGTGACCAGACGTATGACATCACAGAGGAGTGGGAACTATTCCTTGATGAGCGTCTATACACTGAGAAGAAGCTAAAAGCTATTCTTGATGCTACAAGAGATGAGGCGATTGATGAGGTCGTGGTTGTTGTTGAGAAACAAGAGCGTGGATTTTTAATTACATTTACAACCATTAAAGAAGGAGTTACATAATGGCTATCAAAGGACATGCAGGAAGCGTAACAGTTGCTTCTGGTGCTATGGGCAACGCGAAAGCGTGGTCTTTAGACATCAATCAAGAAACAACTGATACAACTGACCTAAGTTCGACAGGCTGGAAAACATCAGACGCGACTTTAAAATCGTGGTCTGGTTCGATTACAGCTATCTTTGATGCTTCTGGTACGGCTGAAGGTGCGTTACAAACTGGATTAACAGGTGGTTCAACTGTTACTTTAGACTTACAGCTTGGAGATGGAACTGGCTCATACGATAAGTATAGTGGGTCAGCTAACATTACCAGCCAAAGCGTCACAAACGATGTGAATGGTATTGTCGAGGCTACTTTCAGTTTTGAAGGTACTGGGGCGTTAACAATCGCATAATTAAGGGCGGGGCGACCCGCCTTTTCTTTATATGGAAAAACTACTCAAAGCACTCGAAAAAGAAAAGAACAGATTGCGTGAGGCTCACATCATTGTAGATGGTAAGCAACACAGCATTTATTACAACGTAATGTCTGGAGATGACCATGAGAGGGCGTTGCAGTTATCTAAAAAGACAAAGACCGTACAAGAAACAGACGGCTCAACAACTGAATTAACATACTATGATGATGATTTATTACGCGCCCACATCATATACTTTCAGTTAAAGGATAAAGAGGGCGACAGGGTATTTAAAGACATAACCAAAGTCAAGTGGATTAAGGACAATATAGCGTACGAAACAATGTGCTATTTGGCTTCGGTGATGGGTTTGAAATCCGTTAGTGATATTGTAGAGGAGCAGCAAGAAATATTAAAAAAGACGAGTGGCTGAGAGCCAAGTGCTTCTTAGCCTTTGAACTACACAAAACAATATCAGAAATAAATGAATTACCGATGAATGAAATCGGGTTATTATTAGCACACAAGGTTCAGACGAACAGGGAATTGGAAAATGGCAGAAAAGATTGAAATTGAAATTCTAGCGAAAGGTAAGCCAGCCGAGAAAGCAATCGGTCGTGTTGATAAGAAAACAGAGAAACTATCCAAAACAACAAAGAAAACTGGGAAAGATGTTGATGGCGTTTTAACAAAAATGCGTGCTGGTTGGATTGCGGTAGGTGCTGGTATTGCAAAAGCAATAGCAACAGGTAAATCATTTGAAAGACTTTCACTTGGCTTAACTGAGGCTCAAAAAGAATGGGCAATGCAGACAGCATTAGCATCAGATGCGACAGCAGAACAGATAGCTGGATTCTTAAAATCTGCTCAAACAGCGGGTCTAGCAGAAGAACAAATGAAGGCTCTAGCAGAGCAAGCCATCGCTCTTGGTTATGCCTTCCCACATGAAGATGCAGAAACTCTACACGATAATCTAGTAATGCTTAATACAACTGGTGAAGCACAAGGTTTCATCGTTGATATATTAGAGCAAAAGCTATCAGCAATGGGTATCGCCTTTGATGATATTGACTTAAAGGCTTTGAGTGCTGCACAAAAAATTGCCTTAGTTGGTGAGGTTGTTAAGGTATCTCAAGACCAAATGGATGATAGTAAGTATAAAGCTGTTGATTTTGCCATTTCATCTCTAACAAATGGCTTTATCTCGCTTGGAAATACACTGGTCGATATGCTTGATAATATAGGCGTTTTATGGGTATTAAATAAAGCTATATTGGGTCTAAATTTTGCTATGAAAAGCACTCTTTGGGTAGTCCATTCTATTAAAACTGCTTTTGATGATTCAGCAGAAGCGCAGCTAAAATTTGAAGATTCCATAACAGATATGCAAAAGGCATGGGCGCAGTTTGTGGGAATGGATTTTACTGCTGAAGTAAACAACTTAAATGATAGTCTGTTGGAAGTAGAGTTGAATTTGGGTAAAACAGTTGTCACAACAGATGAACTAAGTAAGTCTATGGAGAAAACATCTTCATCTCTAAAAGATGCAGGTTCATCAATAAAAGACACAGCAAAATCAGTCGAAGATGCCTTTGTTAATATGGCAATGGGAAGCAAGAATGCCTTCAAGGATTTAATGCGGTCTATTGTTGCTGAATTTATTAGGGCAAACATCAGAAAGAACATAATAGAGCCATTGTCAAAGATTGGTATATTTGAATTCTTGACACCTAAAATGACTCCAATACCGTCTAGTCATACTGGCGGATTTATACCCTCATATCACGCAGGATTTAGAAGTGACGAACGTCTTGCTAAGTTACAAGTCGGTGAGGCTGTTATCAACCGTCATGGCGCTTCTAGAAACAAACAAGCAATAGATGCAATGAATGCTGGTATGTCTGTTGGTGGTGGCGGTTCACAGGTTATTAATGTAACATATTCACCACAGGTAAACGCACTAGACCCATCTACGGCAGCATCAGTGATAGCACAGAACGCTCCAACAGTGGTTGGCGTTGTTAGGCAGGCATTTAATAGAAACGGGCAATCAGTAAGACTATGG